AATCGTGTGATGATAATCGTAGGCGTGATAGAAGTAATGACCGTGCAGCAGAATTATCTGTATTTTTAAGAAATATTGCTGAACAAGTAAAACTGTCACCGCAAACGGTAGCGAGAGAAGCACTAGAGTTGGGTGCAAGAATTGTAAAAATGTCAAATTCTGAAGTATCAGCAGATGTGGTAGAAACTACAATTGAAGATAAAATGGATGATATGCTATCAGAAGCATTTAAGCCATTCAATAATTTCGACTAAACATTTAATAAAAATTTATTTTAAAAAGGGGGACTTATGTCCCCTTTTTTGCTTGACAATGATAAATAAATACTGTAATATGTATATATGCTCTAGAGAGGATGATGCATATCACAACTAAAGCTAATATAAATCTAACATGGCTAATAAGGCTAATATAAAGGAAAAGTAAAATGGCAACACTAGCAGAAATCCGTGCAAAACTTCTTGCACAAGAAAATAAAGCAGAAACAAACACAAATCAATCACGAGGCACAGATGCAATCTATCCATTCTGGAATATGGATAATGATAGCACTGCCGTAATTAGGTTCTTGCCTGATGAATCTCCTGATAACGTATTCTTTTGGCGTGAACGTCAAGTAATCAAAATGCCTTTCGCAGGTATTGTTGGCGGTGAACAAAAGCCCATTACAGTACAAGTCCCTTGCATTGAAATGTGGGGTGATACTTGCCCTGTGCATGCAGAAATTCGTCCATGGTTTAAAGACCCATCTATGGAAGACTTGGGACGTAAGTACTGGAAAAAGCGTTCATATATTTTTCAAGGATTTGTAGTTACAGATCCAATGAATGAAGAAACTCCAGAAAATCCTATTCGTCGTTTTGTTATCGGTCCGCAAATTTTTAAACTATTAAAATCAGCATTGATGGATCCAGATATGGAAAATCTACCAACTGATTATGATGCAGGTACAGATTTCCGACTAGTCAAAACACAAAAAGGTCAATATGCTGACTATTCAACTTCAAACTGGGCGCGCAAAGAGCGTTCTTTGAATGAAGCAGAACGTCAATCAATTGATACTCACGGATTGTATAATCTGAACGATTTTATGCCAAAGCGTCCATCTGATGATGAACTACGAGTAATCATGGAAATGTTTGAAGCGTCAGTAGACGGTGAGTTGTATGATCCAATGCGTTGGGGAAATTACTATCGTCCATATGGTGTAGATGTTCCAGAAGGTGCAGCGCCAAATGGGACATCAAGTTCGCAATCACGCCAACCTCAGCAAGCACAAGCGACTGCGCCCGCTCCTACTCCACGAGTCGAAGCAGCACCAGCAGCAGAAGCAGCACCAGTTGCGGTAGAACCTGCTCCAGCAGCAGAATCTAATAGCAATGCAGGCGCTGATGCATCTGATATTCTTGCAATGATCCGTAATCGTAAAACTGATTAATAGTAGATCGTATATAAAAACAGGAGAGCAATGTTGCTCTCCTACCCCATACATTTTTATTAGGAGTCTAATATGGCTAAAGCATTTGATGCTTCAAAATTTCGTAAGAGTATTACGAAGGCTGTCCCAGGTATGTCCATGGGATTTCGAGATCCGGATACATGGATTTCTACAGGTAACTACTGTCTAAACAAGTTAATCTCTAATGATTTTCACAAAGGTATTCCGTTAGGCAAAGTAACTGTTCTTGCAGGAGAGTCAGGCGCAGGAAAGTCATACATTGCGTCTGGTAATATTGTTAAAAATGCGCAAGATCAGGGTATTTTTGTTGTTCTTATTGATAGTGAGAATGCTCTTGATGAATCATGGTTGCATGCACTAAACGTAGATACGAGTGATGATAAACTATTAAAATTAAACGTTGCAATGATTGATGATGTTGCACGGATCATTTCAGATTTTATGACAGATTATCGCAAAGAATATGGAGACGTGGCGGATGAAGAACGTCCGAAAGTGCTCTTTGTACTTGATAGTCTCGGTATGATGTTAACACCAACTGATGTAAATCAGTTTGAAAAAGGTGATATGAAAGGTGATATGGGTCGTAAGCCTAAAGCACTTTCTGCTCTTGTTCGCAATTGCGTTAATATGTTTGGAGACTTTAATGTTGGTATGATTGCAACAAACCACACTTATGCATCACAGGACATGTTTGATCCAGATGATAAGATTAGTGGTGGTCAGGGCTTTATCTACGCATCTTCAATTGTTATTGCTATGCGCAAACTCAAATTGAAGACAGATGCGAATGGTGTCAAAACATCACAAGTGCACGGTATTCGTGCTGCATGTAAGGTTGTAAAAACACGATATTCAAAACCATTTGAAAGCGTACAAGTAGAAATTCCTTATGAAACTGGTATGTCCCCTTACTCAGGACTGATTGAATTTTTTGAAGCAAAAGGTTTACTAGTTAAGCAAGGTAATAGGCTCAAATATATGACTAAATCCGGCGAAGAAATTATTGAGTTCCGCAAGAATTGGAGTGATGAAAAATTAGATATCGTTATCAATGATTGGAACAACGAAGATTTAGATTTAGAAACTCATGGACTTGAAGCACTTGAGGTTGATTCAAATGGTGAAATCATTGATGAAAACTCAGAAGTTAATGAGGTTTAGAAATGGCTAAGTACTACTCTACTAAGTGTTATGGGCATAATATTGGTCTTTCTGCTGTGTTTAGACAACCGCATGCTGACCATTCGCACTGTCGTTTTTTACACGGGTATAGTCTCGCATTCAAATTTACATTTGGGTGCGATGATCTAGACCATCGTAATTGGGCAGTGGATTTCGGTGGGTTGAAGCCACTAAAGAAATGGTTGGAAGATAGTTTTGACCACAAAGTAGTTGTTGACAGGGCTGATCCAATGTTGTATAAATTAACTGAACTAGAATCAGCAGGTCTTGCAGAACTTACACTGTTTGATGGTGTTGGCGCAGAGAAGTTTGCAGAACATGCATTTAAGTTTGCAGATAACCTAGTTCGTGAACTAACTGATAATAGATGTTACTGTGTTAACGCTGAATGCGCTGAACATGGTGCTAATTCAGCAATATATGAGGGATAATTTATGGCAACTGGCGATACAGAGATATTACTTGATGTGTGGGGCACACTTAAATCTTTTATTCCTGCAAAGGAAAAGATGGAAGCCGCAGAACGCCTAATCAAAGTATGTGATGAATTTGGTATTAGAAAAAATGAAATATTTGAAATGGCTGAGGATGACAAGATTCTTCAAACTGCATTTGATCGCTATTTCGCAGATGATGAAAGTGACGATGAATGGGATGATGAATGGGATGAGTATGAAGGATGAATTGGTATAGTAAGATAGTTGCTGATTGGAATAATATTCCAGCCTTTCTAGACCACTTTGAAGATGAACTTGCAGAAGCAAAAACAGAAGTCAAAGTAACTGGTAATATAGAAAAGGCATCTACGCAACTTCCCGGATATGTTGAACATAGGTTTGGGCAGTTACAAGAAATAGAAGCAATCCTAGAACATCTAAATATACAACTAAGAAAAAAGCGGAGTGAATATCTACGTAAATACTTAGAAAACTATAACAAAGCATTATCAAGTAGGGATGCAGAAAAATATTCAGACGGTGAAGCGGAAGTTGTTGCAATATCTGAACTGATTAATCAGGTTGCATTAATGAGAAATAAATTTCAAGGTATTACTAAAGGATTTGAAATAAAGCATTTCCAACTTAGTAATATAATTAAATTAAGAGTTGCTGGTATGGAAGATGCCGACATAAACAATAGATATTAAAGAAATTTAAAAATGAGTAAATACATTGCAATTTCGGAGAAGAGAATAAATGGTAATTAAGGTAGCAAAAAGAGACGGCACAAAAAAAGAATTAGACCTTGATAAAATGCATAAGGTTGTATTTTTTGCGTGTGACGGTATTGCTGGAGTGTCGCCCAGTGAAGTAGAGATTAAGTCACACATTCAATTTTATGATGGTATAACAAGTGCGGAGATTCAAGAAACATTAATTAAATCTGCAGCAGATTTGATTAGTGAGGAAACACCCAACTACCAATGGGTTGCTGGTAATCTTATCAATTATCATATTCGGAAAGAAGTATACGGATCATTTGATCCTTGGCACGTGAAAGCGATAGTCGAGAAAAACACTGCGGATGGGTTTTACGATTCTGAATTATTGGGTTCATATGATGATGATGAATGGGAAAAAATCAATGGGTTTGTGAAACACGAAAGAGATTTTAATATCTCTTATGTGGGCATGGAACAGTTCCGTGGTAAGTATCTTGCTCAAAACCGTGCTACCAAACAATTATATGAGACCCCGCAAGTCGCATATGTTCTTATCGCTGCTACTCTTTTTTCTAATTATCCAAAAGATACTCGTATGAAATGGGTAAAAGACTACTATGATGCTGTGAGTAATTTTGACATTAGTTTGCCAACTCCTGTAATGGCTGGTGTCAGAACACCACAGCGTCAATTTAGTAGTTGTGTTGTTATCGAAACAGGAGATTCTCTTGATTCAATAACAGCAACATCAGGTGCTATTGTGAAGTATGTTTCACAAAAAGCAGGCATCGGCATTGGCGCTGGTAGTATTCGTGCTATCAATTCGCCAATCCGAAACGGTGATGCAACACACACTGGTGTTATTCCATTCTATAAAATGTTCCAAGCAAGTGTAAAATCATGTTCACAGGGCGGTGTTCGTGGTGGCGCTGCAACTCTACATTATCCATTATGGCACCTTGAAGTAGAAGATTTACTTGTTCTAAAAAATAACAAAGGCACAGAAGATAATCGGGTTCGACACCTAGATTATAGTGTCCAGTTCAACAAACTTATGTACGAGCGTCTAATGACTGGCGGTGATATTACATTATTCTCACCAGCAGATGTTCCAGGTTTGTATGAATCATTCTTTAATGACCAGGACGAATTTAAACGGTTGTATGAACTTGCAGAGAACGATAGTTCCATTAGACAAAAATCTATTTCTGCAAGTGACCTTTTTTCAGCATTCATGAATGAGCGTAAGAATACTGGTAGAATTTATCTTATGAATGTGGATCATGCTAATACGCATAGTTCATTTGTTCAAGAGGTTGCACCAGTTCGCCAATCAAATTTATGCCAAGAAATTAATCTTCCTACTAGACCATTGAATAATCTAAATGATCCTGACGGAGAGATTTCATTATGTACACTAGCAGCAATTAATTGGGGCAATATCAAAACACTCACTGATTTTGAACGTGTTGGACGTTTAGCAGTTCGTGGCATTGATGCATTACTTGATTATCAGCGTTATCCAGTACTAGCCGCTGAATTATCTACATTGAAGCGTAGACCTGTTGGCGTTGGTATTATTAACTTTGCATATTGGATGGCAAAGAATGATATGACGTATACAGATCCAAACTTGGATATGATTGACGAATGGGCAGAAGCGTGGAGTTATTATCTGATTAAAGCAAGTGTTGAACTTGCAAAAGAACAAGGTGCTTGTACAGGTTCTGATGAAACAAAATATCACAGTGGTATTCTACCAATTGATACACGTAAAATTGATGTAGATGAATTAGTTGTACATCAAGAACGGCAAGATTGGGCTGGATTACGTGCTGACTTGAAAGAATATGGTATTCGTAACTCTACACTAATGGCTCTTATGCCAGCAGAAACTTCTGCACAAATTAGTAACAGTACTAACGGCATTGAACCGCCTCGTTCACTGGTATCAATCAAACAGTCCAAGCACGGCGTACTAAAACAAGTTGTGCCAGGAATCCACAAACTAAAAAACAAATATGAATTGCTATGGGATCAAACATCTCCTGAAGGTTACCTAAAGATTGTAGCAGTTTTACAAAAATATATTGACCAAGGCATTTCAGTAAACACAAGTTACAATCCTGTGTTTTATGATGAAGAAAAAATTCCAATGTCTACAATGCTCCAACATCTTATTATGTTCTATAAGTATGGAGGCAAGCAATTGTATTATTTTAACACATTCGATGGGCAAGGCGAAATTGACATTGACAAACTAATGGACGAACCACTATCAATATCACAAGTAGATGATGATGATTGTGATAGTTGCGTAATTTAAATAAGGGTATATAAAATGAGTGTATTTAATTCACAGAACAAAACAGATCATACTAAAGCATTGGCTTTCATGGATCCTGCAGGTGGCGTTGCTATTCAACGTTATGATATGTTAAAGTATAAGCAGTTTGATAAACTAACAGACAAACAACTTGGGTTCTTTTGGCGTCCAGAAGAAGTTGATGTAACTAAAGATTCAAACGATTTTAAGAATCTTACAGACCATGAACGTCATATTTTTACATCAAATCTAAAGCGTCAAATTCTGTTAGATAGTGTACAAGGCCGCGCACCAGTAGAAGCATTTGGGCCACTGGTAACTATTCCAGAACTAGAGGCATGGATCCAAACTTGGACATTTAGTGAAACAATCCACTCACGTTCATACACGCACATCATTCGTAATGTATATTCTGACCCATCAAAAGTATTTGATGGCATGATGGATATTGAAGAAATTATGGAATGTGCTGATGATATTTCAGAATGTTATGACCAACTGATTGATATGACAGCATATTTCAATCTATTGGGCGAAGGCACTCATACTGTTAATGGCAATAAGGTTGTTATTGATAAGTATGAAATTAAGAAACTACTTTACAAAACACTTATGAGTGTCAACATTCTTGAGGGTGTTCGCTTTTATGTTTCATTTGCATGTTCTTGGGCATTCGCAGAATTGAAGAAGATGGAAGGCAATGCTAAAATCATCAAGTTGATTGCACGTGACGAAAATTTACATTTGGGTTCAACGCAAACACTTCTAAAACTTCTACCAAAAGATGATCCTGACTATATTCAAATTGCAAGAGAAACAGAAGCAGAATGTATTCAAATGTTTGTTGATGCAGTTGAACAAGAAAAAGCGTGGGCAAATTATCTATTCAAAGATGGATCAATGATTGGTCTAAACACACAATTATTAAGTGATTATATTGAATGGATTTGTTGTAAGCGTATGACTGCTGTAGGTCTAAAATGTCCATATACAACACCACAAGCAAATCCTTTACCATGGACACAAAAGTGGATTGCCGGTGCAGAAGTTCAAGTTGCACCACAAGAGACCGAAATTTCATCATATGTAGTTGGTGGTGTTAAACAAGATGTTGATAAGAATACATTTGGTGGTATGTCACTCTAACTTACTATAAACTATTTTATAGATTATTGAAAGCGCAGCATTTTTTGTTGCGCTTTTTTCTTGACATTCTAAACGAATCACTATATAAAGTATGTATAGATAGCAACAATGAGGACTTTAAAAATGTTGAATGTACTTAAAAACGGAATGGTTACTCTCACTTCTGAAATTATGACTGTTACAACTATTATTGGTATTTTTTGTGTTATCATGTCATAAAAAGGTTGACAAATATAACGAATCAGTTTATAACTAAGTAGTAATCAGCGAAAAGGACTAACAATATGGCTTATATTTCTCAGGACCGCAAAAAAGTAATTGCAAAAAATGTTAAAACAGTATGTAAATCATATGGCTTTACTGGCCGAGAAGTAACTGTTGGCGTTGATAATCACAGTTCATTGGTTGTTAATCTTTGGGGTGGACCGCTTGATTTAATCGGCGATATCAATGCTTATAATCGTAACGTTGCACAACGCCGTGGTGAGCAGGTTCGCTCTACTACTGGTAACTATCAAGTTAATCCTTACTGGTGTGAGGAACATGCTGTTGATCCTGTTATCAAACGTTTCTTTGGTGACTTGCTTGCCGCTATCAAATCAACTGGTTACTACAATAACAGCAATTCACAAATTGATTATTTTGACCACGATTTCTATATTGATATCAACTGTGGCAAATGGGATAAACCATATAACTATCGCAATGAAATGAAAGAAGCCGCCTAATGAATACTCCAATCACTAAAAGTTTCCGAATGGAAGTGCAAAACTTTGCCCAGCAGTTAATCAATTCTGGCAAAGATGTTGAAACAGTATATGACAAAGTAAGAGAACGATATGGCGATCTTGCTATACAACTTGTTGCAGACTGTTATTTTGAATTATCTAGGGTTTAATAATGAATATTGAAAAACTACGAAACGAAGTCAAAAAAGGCTATCCTATTTTTGTTGTATACACATCTGACACAAAAGAATTGGTCGATTGGTATCCATATGGCGAAAAAATGGCACGTTCATCAGCAGAAGCACGGAATAATAAAGTTGGTCCCGAAACACATACATATGGTTCTTGGCAAGATTATACAATTTCCTATAATAATTATCAACGGCATTTAGCCGATTTGGCAGAACCTTGGAGACATCGGTAAATGGATGCTTGACATTCTATTCGAATCAGTTTATAACTAAGTTAGTAATCACAAAGAGGAAATGTAAATGTCAGTAGTTCAAATAACAAACGGGTTTTATCGCAATCAAGAAGTAACAGGTATTTTTCCTGTAGTTTCTGAAATGAAACAAGCAAAAGATGGCACAAATTTCATAACAGTTGATGCTAGTGAAACAGAATTTAATCGTGCAAAAATGCGAGTAAAAGTGCAGCCGGAAAATGTTGAGGTTGTATCATTTCATCGGGAGACTGACGTTGAGGTTATGGATCGCATTGCAGAACGTTTCTCTATATTAGATGAAATGACTGAGGCAACGTGCGATGGTATTGTGCGTGGTATGGTCGTTTCAGGACCTCCTGGTATCGGTAAAACATATGGTGTTGAACAGATACTTGAGAAAGATTCATTGTTTGATGTAATGGCAGATAATCCGCTTCGTCATACATTTGTCAAAGGTACAATGTCACCGATTGGTTTGTATGCAATGCTTTACAAGTATTCAGATGCAAAGAACATTGTAGTTCTTGACGATTGTGATAGTATTCTGTTTGACGAAAATGCTCTAAACATTCTTAAAGCAGCACTTGATAGTGGTAAGAAGCGTTATATCTCTTGGAATTCAGACTCACATTTCTTACGCCGTGAAGGTGTTCCTGATCGTTTTGAGTTCAAAGGTTCTGTAATCTTTATCACAAACTTGAAATTCGATAATGTGCGTTCAACAAAAATCAAAGATCACCTCGAGGCTATCATGTCACGTTGTCACTATCTTGATTTGACTATGGATACAACACGTGAGAAAATCTTGCGTATCAAACAGATTGCACGTGATGGTGGGTTGTTCGATCAGAAAGGTTTAACTAAAGAACAAGAGGTTGATATTGTAACATTCCTAGAAGACAATCAAGCAAAAATGCGTGAAATCTCACTTCGCATGGCTCAGAAGTTGGCTGACTTGTGTAAGTTAAGTCCTGCACGTTGGAAGCGTTTGGCAGAAACAACCTGTATGAAGCGTGTATAATCTACTATATATTTTTATAAACAGGCATCCATTGGGTGTCTGTTTTTTCTTGACTTGAATCGATAAAAGTGTTATTATATTATTATGAAAAAATGTACAATCTTAATCAAAGACGAAGTGAATGTAAAGTTAGAAGGACTTGATCCTGCCACACGCCGTAAGTGTAGTGATAAGTTAAAGTTTTTCTTGCCACATGCATACCATATGCCTGCTTATAAATTGGGACGATGGGACGGAACGGTTAGATTTTGCGATGTTGGCGGCAGAACTTATCTAAATTTATTAGATGACCTGTTGCCTATCATTATGAGTTCTGGTTATGAGATTGACATTGACGATAGGCGTGAACATACTACGCTAGAATTTGACACAATTGATGATGAATTTTGGGGTGACACTTGTTGGCCTGAAGGACATCCAGCAGAAGGTGAACCTATTCGCCTTCGTGATTATCAGGTTGACGTTGTTAATAAGTTTTTAGAAGCACCACAGGCTCTACAAGAGATTGCTACAGGTGCTGGGAAAACTATTATGACTGCCACTATGTCTAAATTAGTAGAAAAGTATGGGCGTTCAATTGTTATTGTACCAAATAAGGACTTGGTACGGCAGACCGAAGAAGACTATCTAAATTGTGGGTTAGATGCTGGTGTTTACTTCGGTGATAGGAAAGATATTGGAAAAACCCACACCATCTGTACATGGCAATCCCTCAATTCCTTGCTAAAGAAAACTAAAAAGGGTGAAGACAACATCATGGACTTTATTGAAGATGTGTGTTGTGTAATAGTAGACGAGGTGCATCAAGCAAAGGCTGATGTACTAAAAGATTTGTTAACAAGTGTATTTGCAAGTGTTCCGTTACGTTGGGGATTAACAGGGACTATTCCCAAGTCGGATCATGAGTTTGCTACCATACGTGCCAGTTTGGGAGATATTGTCAATAGACTAGCAGCAAAAGATTTGCAAGACATTGGTGTATTATCCAATTGTCATGTAAATGTTGTACAGACTCAAGAAACACAAGTATATACTGATTATCAAAGTGAATTAAAATTTTTATTGGAGGATAAAAAACGCCAAGAATACTTAGCCAACTTAATTAAAGAGATATCACAAACAGGAAATACCCTAGTTTTAACTGGGCGTATCAATTCAGGACAAGCATTACAGGAGCTAATTCCAGATGCAGATTTTGTACAAGGTTCTATGAAATCTGATGATAGGAAAACAGCATATAAGGAAATAAATGAAGCTACCAATTCAATCACTATTGCTACTTATGGCGTTGCCGCCGTTGGTATTAACATCCCTCGCATATTCAACATGGTTCTTTTGGAGCCTGGCAAGTCTTTTGTGCGGGTTATTCAGTCTATCGGTCGCGGTGTCCGTGTGGCGAAAGATAAAGATTTTGTTCAAATCTGGGATGTCACAAGTAGATGTAGATTCTCGAAACGACATCTAACCGAAAGGAAGAAATTCTATAAAGATGCTGAATATCCATTTAGCATAGAAAAGGTAAAATATTAATGAAAATACTAACACCAGAAAATCGCTGTTTTGAAATGAATAGCCTGCCCGAGGAAATAGAAGATATCCGATATTGTGTAATGGATGTAACAGATAAAACAGATCCAGATTTTTATTTTATTCCTTTAGTTTTTATTGAAACGTTTGAGGCTCCAAGCATATCAATGACTATCGGCGAACACAAGATAGAAATGCCTATTGATTGGCACATACTTATTGGTCATAGGGATATAGGAGACTTAGAGTTTGTTCCATTAACTAGTATTAATGAACGTAGTTTCGACACAATCTTAACTAATCCATTGGGTGGGTTCACAATGGACTGGCAACCAATAAAAATTAATAATGTATTTGCTGATGTAAAATGGTTCTTCCCTAAACTAAAGTATGGGCATATTCTTGCTATACCGTTGGAGTATGGTGATAAACCAAAGTGTGCATATTTTGTGAAAGACCTTAATCGTATACCAGATGTATTAAGTAGTTATGATTTCTTTTAATACGTTACATCGCGTATTAATAGTTAATTATCAGCATACAAAAAGTGCAGTCTTATGGTGTGAAAAATCTTTGGAACCAAATGAGTGGAGCGTGGAATATTTTGATAATAATGACTGTTTTTACTTTACATCCAAAAGGATTTGTAGTATGTTTATATTTGTAAACGGTGGCAAATATATTGCACCGCCAAGAGGAGTAGATAATGGCTGATAAACTTCCATTGAATGATGTTCTTAATGCGATAGATCGCCGTGATTATGATTGGTATTCGCGGTTATCAAGTGATGATAAGAAACAATGGAGTAGTTGGCTATTTTTGCGTTATGCAAGTAGCGTTAAAGGTTCTGGTGCTGAGGAAGCAATACTTGCAACTAATGATTTTGTAAATAAACATTATGTAGATTTATATAAACACGATGAACTAATATGGAAGTTAATGTGTCTGACTGGCACTGGTAAGAAGCAATACCACGAATGGATTAAACCTCCAAATTCTACCAAAAAGAAGGATAAGATATCTGAGTTTCTTAGTGAAACATATCCACATATGAAGGCAGACGAAATTGAATTATATCGTTCTATAAACTCAGATTCAGATATAAAACGTATAGCAGTTGATATGGGAATAGATGATAAATCCATAGATGAAATTTTCGGTAAGAAGAAAAGGAAAAAGAAATGAAGTGGTTTCATATTGAAAACAAACAAAAATGGGGAATTAGTGAAATACAGTATTTTATTAATAAAGAAACTAATACTGGATTGAAAATTGATACTAATTGGAAATGGGGGTCATTTGATATTGGCCACCACACTCATATTGAAGAAACAAATGAAACTACAAATGTATACGTGGAGTTTGATGAACCAATGGTTAATGCGTTGGATAGTGGCACAGATGAACTTAGTTTTTATAATTTAAAAACAGGCGAAGAGTATGATGCAAGAGATTATCAAGAGTTTATAAATAATTATTATGATGAAGGCATCAACTATATATATGAAAATGGATTCGATGATGGCGATGACCCTGAGTTTTGGCTTGAAGGTGGCTTTACTGTAGAAGAGACTGAATGTCCTTATGAGTTTTGAATGTCAATATTGTAAAAAGTCTTTTAAAAAGGAAAAGACTCTCTCAGTTCATCTTTGTGAGCCCAAACGTAGATGGCTAAACAAGGATGCTAAATATGTTAGATTGGGATATATAGCATATAATCAATTTTATAAGTTAACACAGGGCGTAAAAACTAAAGAAAAATCATATGAAGAATTTTCAAAATCTAATTACTATACTGCATTTACAAAGTTTGGTAGACATATTCTAGATATTAATGCAATTGATCCAGAGAAATTCATTGACTTTGTTATCAATAATAGTGTACACTTAGATAAGTGGTGTAGTGATGCAGTTTATGAAACTTACATTCGTGAGTTAAATAAAAAAGAAACTGCTGACCGTGCGATAGAGCGCGGTATACTATTAATGCAGCAATGGGGGAGAGAACATGATAGACCATTTAATGTATTCTTTAGGGAAATTAGTAAGCCGCGTCTTATACATTGGATCAAGTCCGGACGCATTAGCCCTTGGATTATTTTTAATTGCTATAGTTGTAGCGAAGCAATGGCAAATCTTAATGAACATGAATTAAATTTAATAAATGAATATTTGGAACCTACATTTTGGACAAACAAGTTTTCTACGCAGCAAGACGATGTACAATTTGTAAATGAAGTATTGGAAAGAGCGGGATTATGAGTACTAAAAAAACATCAAGTAAACTTTATGATAAGGCATCAGTTGTATTTGAAGACCCCGATTCAGGAGAACTGTGCATATACTTACCAGAAGATATGCTACTGCATCTTGGCTGGGATGAAGGTACTGAACTTGAATGGATCGAAGATGCTAATGGAGTATGGAGTTTACAAAAAGTAAAAGAAACGGAAACTAAAAAATGAAACTAATTACATATGATTGGATGAAAGTTAATTCAGCGGTACAAGACATTGCAATGGACATGTATAAAGATAACTGGCGCCCAGATTACATTGTGGGTATAACACGTGGGGGACTTGTTCCAGCAGTAATGCTTTCTCACATGACTGAAATACCAATGCATACGTTGTGTGTACAATTAGCAGCCAATGGATTAGAAGAGAATACTGAAAGTAATTGTTGGATGGCAGAAGATGCATTTGGATACAATAAAGATGAAAAAAATATTCTAATCTTAGATGATATAAATCGTGGCGGTGATGCAATGGAATGGATCATGAAAGATTGGCAAGCAAGTTGTTTACCATCAAACGAAAGATGGGATCAGGTATGGCACAATAATGTTCGATTTGGTTCATTACTCAGTAGTCCCAATTCAATTGTAGACACTGATTATTGGAGTCAAGAATTTTCAGATGATGAAGAGCATTGGGTACAATTCCCTTGGGAGACATAATGTAATGCCAGGTCCTCAAAAATATCCAGAATCCGCAATTACAGACTGGGATACGGAAATTAAAAAACATATTCCAGAAGAAACAATAAATGAAAATGGTATCGATGATTTTGATGAATTTGTATTAAGCCTTCAATCAGAAGATAATATTAATATTGATATTGATAGTATTACATATACTACACCAACTCTTACTTCTGGCACACAGAGTAACGGCACGATTGATGTTGGGTTAGACTTGTTTAGTTTCCATGACAATATGGAAACACATGAAGACCGAACTGAAAGGCGACTAGATTCCATAGAAAAAAGATTATGTATACTTGAACCAAAGGCAGAAATGATTGAAAAATATGAAGTACTAAAAGATTTATATAATCAATATCGTGCTGCTGAGGCATTGTTATATGGAAATGATGCAGACGAAGATGAAGAGGATAACAACCGTTGATGACTTCTCTTATTAAACGAAATCATAAAACACGTGACTTACTCGATAGGCTTCGTAAGATTGAAGGTAAGGCACGTAACCGTCGGAAGTTTTTCTCAGACTTCGAAAATAAAGAATTTTTAAAGTGGACGAGTGTATCTAAAGAAAATATTAAATTTACGAATGAAATGGTTCCCGGATCAGGAGTATTAACAGAATTAATAGATTGGTGTAATGATACCTGTGAGGGGTCCTACGTGGCGCATAGAGGGTCCCTATACTTCGAATTGGACGACGATGCTGCTATGTTTATAATGGTATGGAAATGAGTGGACAAAGACGATTTTTAAAAATGTGGGCAAGAACAGTCGGTATGCCAATAGGCATCACTGATGATGATAAGCCTGAATTTCTCCCTATTACACAAACAGATGTTAAACGTGCTTTATTGTTCAGAACCTTCTGGATTGTCTTGCATATTATTACGTGTTGTGCTATAATAGCAGGTAATGGAAGAACATTGGGTATTTGGTAATGAAAAATCAAACAGATATTGATATTGATATTTTAGACAGAGATGAAATTCTCAGTTTAATTAAGCATATACCCGCAAGTATTAAAAAGAATAGCATTTATTCAAAACATAATAGTGGTGTATATGTATCTGAGATACCATATGATCCGGTAAGCAATCTGGCAAGTATTGAATACAAAGAAGCAGAAGAACGTGGATACTTCAAATTAGATTTTCTGAATAATAGTTTATATAATGGTGTGCGTGATGATGCACATCTATCTGAATTAACAAACAAAGAACCAATGTGGGAGTTATTAGAACACTCTGAAATTGTTGAACAACTTGCACATGTACATAATCATATAGATGTTTTGCGAGTATTAAAACCACAGAGTGTTATAGAATTGGCAGAAGTACTTGCTATAATCCGTCCTGCAAAAAGATATCTATTAAATGAAAGTATAGATGTTATTAAAGCGAATGTATGGACGAAGCCAGTAGATAATAGTTATTACTTTAAAAAGGCACACGCAATTGCATATGCTGTGAGTATTGTGGTACAACTTAATCTAATTTGCGAACAAGTTGAATTGACCGCCGTTTAATTCTTTTTTGTACAATATTATTTAAACTCGTTTCGGGTCCCCACGTTATTTGTACATCCTTAGAATTCATATTTAAAATCCAGCTTCTATATGGTGCTATTTGAGATCCCAAAAATAGATTGATGGGGATTAGTCTATTTGATTCCCACCACCATTGTTCGCCCAGTTCAATGAACTGTTTTTTTAATTCTGGTGTCGGTATTGCTTCCCAATTATACATTGAAGTAATTACATTGTCAGTGTTAATAACAATTCCCAGATATTCGTTAAATTCTTTTTTTCCATAACGAACACATGAGAAAAACGGGTAATTTTCCTGTATCCATTCTATTTTTTTATCATCCATAATTATATTTATATGATTTAAATTAGGTGTCCTGGAAGATAAATACAAGTATGATTAACTTTAATGTATTGCAGTATAACAGAGAAATAGAAGTAGTGTGCTTAGATGAAACTGGCACATCTGCTGCGACAACCTACCTAGGGAATATGCCAATGTATGATGGACACCACAAATTACACAAGGGTATTGATAATACTCTTAGATTTAAGATAAAAGACACTGATAGAAAATCAATTGATTTGAGTGGGAAAACTATTATCTGGAAAATGTATGACAGAGAAAGTCGTGAGAATGTTTTATTCAGATATTTGGACATTACAAATGCAACTAAAGGGATGGCATCACTCGTTATTACTACTGCTGATACTATTATGCTACCAGAAGGCTTCTATCAGTTTGCAATGTATACTGTAGAAAATGGTGTCGAGCAAATTATTTACACTGATACATATGACAATGCTAAAGGCACAATAGAAATAATCGATGACATTTATCCACAATTTGAAGATTCACAAGAAACGACCACATTTTTTCCTACTACTAAAACTGTAAATGGCGAAGAAGTCACAACCTTTACAACTACTACATTTGATGGAAGTGGAAACACTATCAAATCTAAATCACTACATACAATCGCATTATATTTTGATGGTATGACAGGAATAGTGAATGTTCAAGGCGATCTTTCAATTCAACCATCGATGAATGATACAGATTGGTTCGATCTTACTCCTAATCTATTTTATGACAAAAATATTATAGTCAATAATGAAACCGGTGTTCAAGCATATATGGTAAATGCTAATGTAAATTGGATAAGAATTTCATATACTGCAACGAGCGGTTCTATATCAAAAGTAATGTTGAGAAATTAAAAGAGAGATACAAATGAAATATAGTGAACTACACGAAGGACCTCTTGTAAAAGGAAACTTAAAAGCTAATCCTAATAGATTACAAACATTGATTTCTAAGATTGAAAAAGGTCAGCCTTTTGTTCTTTCCGGGCAAAGCGAGCCATCGGTTGTGATTAAGAAGAATTCTGAAGTTATAGATAATCTTAAAAATGGTATTATTCCTGATACATTTGAACTAGAGGATGGGCGTACAGTTAGACTTTCAGGTTTAGAAAAAACTGGTGAGTTTGGTGGCAGAGGCACAGGGTTCTCCACACGTGATGAAGATGCTGCACTTGGAACAATAAATAAAATGCTAGAACAGATGAAACAAGACAATGCAGAAATTGATCTTGTCATTGGTAATAGGACTGTATCGGTAGCCAAGTTTGTTTCTACTCCAGGTACTCCTAAATCAGATTTTCATGCAGTTGACGCAAGTGGCAATGCAGTTGCTTGGGTTTCACATAAAAAAGGTTCTAAAGCAAAAGACTTTGGACAATGGGGCGGAGTTTCAGATAAAGAACTTGCGGTTGTTTATAAACGTATACCAAGTATTAAAGAAGAAATAGATTCATTTGTACAGGCAGTTAGAGATATATCACCTGATGGACAAATGATTAAAGGCGCAACATTTGCTAGAAAACTAACAGATGGTAGACTACGAGGCATTGCAATTTATGGTATAGGATGGGGCGGTGACCCAGGACCGCAAAATGTTGATTTGGTATTACAGGGCGAACCAAAATTTGATGGTAATAAACTTGTTGCAACTGGTTCATCTCATGCAAATAAAGAAAGACTTGAAGGCGAATTTGAACCAGTATTAATGGTAAGATACTCAAAAGATAGAAATAACTTTGGTATTAAAGGTGCTAGATTTGGAGTATATCCAATGGGCGGTCGTAGAATTTCAAAGTGGATTTAAATTTTAAATAATACTTGACAATTATTGTATTATAGTTTATTAT